AACAAAACTAGAGTTTTATCACAATTAAAACAATACTCTATATCTGGTATAAGACAGAAAATAGAAGACATTAAAGTACTATATGTGGAAATTGATTCTTCTGTATATTATGATGCTACTAAAGTATCTACTGCAAATTCATTAAAAGAACAAGTAACCAATACATTGACTACTTATTCCAATTCAGTAGACTTGAATTCGTTTGGTGGAAGATTCAAATATAGTAAAATTCAACAACTAATTGATATGACTGATAATGCCATAACATCTAATATTACCAAAGTAACAATTAGAAGAGATTTAAGGGCATTGATAAATCAATTTGGTCAATATGAACTTTGTTTTGGTAATAGATTCCATGTAAATAGTGATGGATTTAATATAAAATCGACTGGATTTAATATAGCATCAGAACCAGGTACAGTATATTTGACAGATATACCTAATAGTGATAAGAAAACTGGAATTATATCAATAGTAAGACCAGTTAGTAATGAAGAAACTAGAGTTGTTATTAAATCTGCAGGAACTGTTGATTATGTTAAAGGTGAAATAATGTTAAACACTATAAATATCATGTCAACAGTTAAATCTAACAATATCATTGAGATACAAGCTTTTCCTGAATCTAATGATATTCTTGGTTTAAAAGATTTATATTTGAATTTTAGTATCTCTTCAAGTTCAATAAATATGGTTAAAGACGTAATTGCCTCTGGCGATGAAATATCTGGAGTATTGTTCTCTAAAGATTATTACACATCAAGTTACTTAAATGGGAATTTAATAAGACAATAATATGATAAAGACTGGATTTGAATCTAGAGTAAAGATTCAACAGATAATTAATAATCAATTGCCTGAATTCCTTTTGGATGAAAATCCAAAAGCTGCAGATTTTTTAAAGCAATATTATATTTCTCAAGAATATCAAGGTGGTCCTGTTGATATTGCAGAAAATTTAGATCAATATTTAAAACTTGATAATTTAACACCTGAAGTTGTAGTAGATAGTACTATTCTTGAAGTTGGTATTGCATCTACAGATACTACCATTAATGTTAATAGTACAAAGGGATTTCCATCAGAATATGGACTATTAAAGATTGATAATGAAATAATTACATATACTGGTCTAACAACTAATACATTTACTGGATGTAAACGTGGATTTAGTGGTATTACGTCATATCATGGTGATATAAATCAAGAAGAACTTATATTTTCTTCTACCTCTGAGGATGAACATCTTGCTAATAAAAATGTACAAAATTTAAGTTCTTTATTTCTTAAAGATTTTTATAAAAAATTAAGATATACTTTTGCACCTGGATTTGAAAATATTAATTTAAGTAAAGAATTAGATGTTGGTAATTTTATAAAAGAAGCAAAATCTTTTTATCAATCAAAAGGAACTGATGAATCAATTAGAATTCTTTTTAATGTTTTATATGGAGTAACACCAACTGTAGTAAATTTAGAAGAATTTTTAATTAAGCCATCTTCTGCAAATTATATTAGAAGAGAAATTGCGATTGCTGAAATAATTTCTGGAGATCCTAAAAAATTAGTAGGACAAACTCTTACAAAATCTACAGATCCTACTACATTAGCATCAATATCGGAAGTTGAACCATTTACAAGAGAAAATAAGCAATATTTTAAACTTTCACTCTTTATAGGATATGATGACAATAATTATGTTGAAGGTAATTTCGACATTACACCAAGTACAAAAAGCACTGAAAAAGTTTCTATAGGTTCTTCTATAATTTCTGTAGATTCTACAGTTGGATTTGCAAAAACTGGAATGGTAATATCTGGTATTAATAGTATTACATATTCAGATAAAAGTGTTAATCAATTTATAGGATGTACATGGTCTTCATCTTCTGGGTCTAATGAAGATATAGTTGCTGCTGATAATATTAGATCTGATGAAATTTATTTTGGATTTGAAGATGGAGATCTTTCAAAACGTGTAGAGATAAGATTAACTGGAGTATTATCTGAATTTGAGCAAGTATCTAATATTTTAAAGGTTTCTGAGGGTGATATAATCTCAGTTAAAAATCTTGGTGATTTAATAGAGAATCCAACACAAGGTACTAAAACTCATAAACAAATATTCGCAAATTCTTGGATATACAATACTAGTTCTACATATAATATTTTAAATTTTGGAGAAACTTTATCATTAACTCTTAAAAGTGATATTGATAGATCAAGTTTAAAAATAGGAGATAGAATAGAAATTGTAGAAAAAAATTCATTAGGTGGTTCAGATAATGTAGTATATCCTACATCTGAATCAGTATTGTTGACTACAACTGCTGCGACTGCCACAGGCACTGATTTTGGTGCTATTCCAGAACCTTATGTTACTAATATATCTGATGATGGACGTTCAATACTAATTGAACAGTTTAGTGGTTTTTTCCCTTTTCCCAATGTTTCTTATGGGTTGAGAAGAAAACTCAATAAAGCAGTTAGTACTGTAATTCCAATTCAATATGGAAATAATAAAATTATATCTGATATACAAAATCTTTATGTTGATAAAAATAGTGAATATGCCTATGTTGCATCTAATTCATTACCATCAGGAATAGAAGGATATACTGGACCATATACTTACGAAATAACAAAAAATATTAATTCTGATAAAATAAATTCTGTTAATAATTTAACTGATATATTAACAAATAATGAATATACTACTATAAAATTTGATAATAAAGCACCATTTATTACTGGAGATAGAGTATATTATCAACCAGATAATGATCCTATTACTGGAATAATAACAGGATCATATTATGTTAAAGTTTTACCTGATAATCAATCTATTAAATTATATAATTCATCATCCTTTATGGAAGATGATTCATCAATAAATCTTTCACCACCATCAGGAGATTTTGGTACTCATACATTCACATTATATAAACAAAGATCTTCTATAATTGGATCACAAAAATTATTAAAAAAATTACCATTATCACCAAATATTAAAAATGGAAATAATGAATTAACCACTCCAGAAAATATTGGAATGTTGATTAATGGTGTTGAGATTAAAGGTTATAAATCATATGATAATGTATATTATGGAAAATTAGAGTCTTTAAATGTATTAAACGGTGGTAAAGACTATGATGTCATTAATTTACCAATAATATCAATTTCATCTGGAATTGGATCAACTGCTTATGCTAGACCTGTAATTAGTGGAAGTGTTGAAAAAGTTTATGTAGATGAACTAGATTTTGATATTTCTGATGTATCTTCAGTTACAGTAAGTGGTGGTAATGGTGAAGGAGCAGTTCTTGAACCAATAGTTACAAAAAGATCCAGAGAAGTTAGATTTGATGGAAGAGGAACTACTAATTCTGGTGGTGTAACAATAGAAGGATCTCAATTAATATTTTTAGAGGATCATTATTTTACTGACGGTGAAGAAGTAATATATGATTCAAATAATAATTTGGCAATAGGAGTTGGTATTGGTACATCAACATTATCTAATGGTGGACGATACTTTACGTTAATTGACAATAATTTAACGGTCAAACTATTTCCATCATTTGGTGAATATTCTAGTGGAATCAATACTATTGTGTTTAGTGGTATTAATTCTACAGGAATTCATAAATTTAAAACTGTTTCTAGTAAACTTACATTATCAGAAATAGATGTAATTAATGGTGGTAGTGGATATACTAATAGAAAATTAATTGTTAAACCTACAGGAATTAATACTGTTAGTAACACTATTAATTTTAAAAATCATGGATTTAATGATGGTGATAATATATTATATTCCAATGATCCGTTAGTTGGTGGTGTTGGGGTAGATATTGTAGGTTTAACTACATTTACTGGAATAACAACAACATCTACTTATTATAAAATTTTAAAAGTAGATGATAATTCTTTCAGTATTGCAAACGCTGGTGTAGGTGCAACAATAACATCATTTTACGAAAGGAGAAAACCTGTAAATATTACATCTGTGGGAGCTGGAAGTAGTTATCATAATTTCTTCTATCCTCCAATTGAAGTTAATGTAAATTATACTTCTGCTGGAATTGGTAGTACTTCTCAAGTACTTACTACTACTCCTATAGTAAGAGGTTCTATTGTTGATACGTATGTATATGAAGGTGGAGCTGGTTATGGTTCAACTATACTTAATTTTGAGAAAAAACCAAATGTAACTGTAAAAAGTGGTAAAAATGCTGAATTAAAACCAATTGTTATTGGAACAGAACTTACAAATGTAAATATAGAGTTTGGAGGAAAAGAATATACCTCCATTCCCGATTTAATAGTTAAAGATGTTAGTGGAAGAGATAAATTAGGTTCTGGTGCTGAATTAAGACCTGTTATTAGTGATGGAAAAATAGTTGATGTTAAAGTTATAAATGCAGGTATTGGATACTCTGCAAATCCATTACAGACTACTATTTTAGTTAAATCTGCAGGATCTAATGCATATATTGATCCTAAAATTAGAAAATTATCAGTTAATATTGCGGAAAATCGTCGAAATAGTAATGCTCCAATAAGTGAATATATTGAAGAATCTAATAATAATTTACAATATTCAGTTTCTGGATATTTTAATAATTTAAGACAAAGATTTAATGAAAATAGTGATGGAACTGTTGCATCTAATATAATTGGATGGGCTTATGATGGCAATCCAATTTATGGTTCATATGGATATCAAAATCCTTCAATTAATGAAAATTCAAGAAGATTAATTACTGGATATGTAAAAGACAGTTCTAATATTGAAGATAGACCATCTACTGAAGTATTCTCAGAGGGATTCTTTGTAGAAGATTATAAATTTATGAATAATGGGGATCTTGATGAGCATAACGGTAGATTTGCAAAAACTCCAGAATTTCCTAATGGCGTTTACGCATATTATGCTACAATTGATACTGATGGTAATCCAGAATTTCCATATTTTGTAGGTGATTCTTATAGATCCAATACATTACCTGATAATATCAATTTAAATCAAGATTTTGATTTAAATAACTCAAATTTACTTAGAAATACTTTTCCATATAAAATATCTGATGAATTTGCAGGAAATGATTTTATTATTGAAACAAATGAAATTACAAGACAAAAAGCAGTTATTGAATCTGTAACTTCTGGATTTGTTAATAATTTTAATATTGTTAATAAAGGAAATGATTATAAAGTAAATGATATTTTAACTTTTGATAATGAAGGTACAAATGGTAGTGGATTAATATCAAAAATATCTTCAATAGAAGGAAAAGATGTAGTTAATATAGAAACTAGTGTTGAAAATTACCCAACAGCAATTTTTACATGGGAAGATGAAAGTAAAGTAAAAGTAACTATTCTTCCAGAACATAATTTAAGAGATGGTGATAATATTGTAGTTTCTGGATTTAGTACATATCTTACAGAATTAAATGGTCAACATAAGATAGGTATTACATCATATTATGCCAATCTTATTACACCAATTGTTGGTACTGATGCATCTCCAGGAGCTGCGACTACAGAAATATATGTAAACCAAATTCCAACAGATGTTTCTATTGGTAGTACAATAGGAATTGGAAGTGAAACTACAAAATTATTAGATGTATATAAAAATCTTAATATACTTAGAATTAAAAGATCATTACCTGGAACGTCTCACAGTATATCAACAAAATTAGAATTTAGACCAGATTCTTTCACAATTTCTACTAAAAAATTAGATTATTTTGAGTCTTCTATCAATAAATTAGCATATTTTAATGCTAGAGAATCTGTAGGAACTGGTATTACACCTGGAATAGTTGGACATACAACAACATTTGATTTTGGAGATTCTCAAATTACAAGAAATATTCAAACTAGATCAATTTATATTGAAAATCATCCATTTGAGACTAATGAAGCAGTTACTTTGACTATACCTACTGGCGGTGCTCTTTCTATTTCAACTAATGCTACAGCAACACCATTCAATTTATCAGTTGGAACTAATAATGTATACATTGTTAATAAATCAATAAACAGTATTGGGATAAAAACAGCTATTGGTACTGATCATACTGGTGATGCATATGAAGAGGTATATTTCCGTAATACTCCAGGACAATTATTAGATAATGATGAATATCTACTAGAAACTCAATTTATTCAAAAACAAGCATCATTTGACAGAATTAATTCTGTTGTTTCTGTTTCAACTGATCATGCAATGAGATTGGGTGATAAAATACAATTGACAGTTTTACCAAAACTTAGTGTTGGAATAGGTACTTCTACTCCAGTATCTGTTAAATGGGATGATAATGTTAAAAATATTGTAATTAATCCACTTATAGTTGAAGTTTCCAAATTTAATGCAACAACTAACCAAATTCAAATATTAGATCATGGTTTGAATACTGGAGATAGAGTTAGTTATTCATCAACAGGACCTATTTCTGGATTATCTACAGGATCTTATTATGCCTTTAAAGTAAATGATGACAATATTAAACTTTGTGAAACACTTATTGATTCTCAAACAAATCCACCTACTGTTATTAGTATTGGAAATACAGCAGCATCTGGAACTCATAACATATCTCCAATCAATCCAAGAATTAGAGCAGTTAGAGGTAATAGTTTAGTTTTTGATATATCAGATTCTTCATTAGATAATCATTATTTAAAACTTTTCTATGATAATGAATTTAATAATGAATTTGTTTCTACAGCTACAACTTCTGGATTTACCGTAATTGGTCTTAACACCACTGGAGGAGTAGTAGGTGCTGCAGTAACAATTAATTATAACACTGATACTACAAATATATTACCTACAAAATTATATTATAATTTACAAAAATCTGGTTATTTAAGCACTGCAGATACTCTTGTAAGTAATCATTCAGAAATATTATTTGTTGATAGTTCATATACTTCAGATTATGTTATTTCTGGTGTAGGAACTACTACATTTAATATTGCTTTAGATGAAATTCCTGAAAAATTATCATATGATTCTACAGATTGCTCTACATTAAAATATACAACTACTTCTGTGAATGAACAAGGTCCTATAAGTAAAATTAATATTGTTTCTGGTGGAAGTGGTTATAAAAAAGTACCAGATTTCAGTTCAACAAATTCTGTTAGTGGAGTAGATGCTTCGATAGTTGCAGAATCAAACACCATAGGAAATAGTGGAAAAGTAAGAATTATTAATGAAGGTTTTGAATACTCTTCAGATAAAACTTTACAACCAAGTGCTTTTATATCCCCATTAATTACGATTAAAGACTCAAATACTATTGGTATTATTACAGTCACAAACGGTGGTAGAAATTACACCAAACCACCAGATATTGTAATTGTAAATACTGACAGTGGAAAGGTAATTGATAGTGGTATTTTAGAAGCTGAAATAGTTGGTAATTCTATTAGTAAAGTAAGTGTAGAGCAACAACCAAAAGGACTTTCTGAAAAAACTACAAGATTATATACCAAAAATAATTCAAATGGAATTAGTATTGTAGAAGTTGATTCTGTTTCTACTGGTATAGGAACTACATTTACTTGTACAATAACAACTCCACCTTTAAATTTTTCAGTAGATCCATTTAAAACTGGTGACAAGGTATTCATAGAAGGAATACAAAAAGTTGGTACTGCAGGATCTGGATTCAACTCTGCAGATTATGGATATAAATTCCTTGAAGTTGATAGTTATGATAAATCTGGAGTACAAGATAAAGTAACAATTCATGTGGCTGGTTTAACAACCGTAACTGGTATTGCCAAAATTATCCAAGATTCAATTGGAACTATTATACATGAAGATGATTATCCTTCATTTAGTATTACTCAAGAAAAATCTACTTTTATTGTAGGTGAAAAACTTATTGTAGATAATATAGAAAGAGATTTAGTGATTACTGATGTTGATATAAAAGGATTAATTAAAGTATATGGTACATATGAACTATCAGTAAATCAAATTATTACTGGTAAACAATCTGGAAATATAGCAACAATAGAATTACTTGAGTCTAATAATGGTAAATTTTTAATTAATTATTCAAATAAAAAAGACATTGGTTGGCAAGATAATGTTGGAAAATTAGATGAAGATAATCAAGTAATTGCAGATAATGATTATTATCAAAATCTTTCATACACTATCAAAAGTCCTATTGCATGGAAGGAATTAAGCACTCCTGTCAATAATTTAGTTCATACTAGTGGATTAAAGAATTTTGCAGATACTGGAATAACTTCAACTACCACTGTGGGTATTGGAAGTTCTGCAGGTTCAATTATAATAAAGGATATATTAGAAGAAAATAGAGTAGATACTGTTAATAATTTTGATCTTGCTATAGATGTTGATTTAGTTGGTGATTCATCTAAGTTTATAAAATTAAAAACAAAAAAACTAACAGATTATATTGTTTGTAAAACTAATGGAGTTTTAACAATTGATAACATAAATAATAAATTTTCTAATTTAGGTGATGATCCTAATACATTTATTGATCTATTTAAAGTAAGTTCATCACTTTCATACGATAGTATTTTAGTAAGAGTAAATGAAACTTTTGATAATAAACAAATTCAATTAACAGAATTAGTTATTTTAAATGACGGTGATAATAATTTTATACTAGAAAAAGCAAGTTTAGATAATGGTGGTACTGAAGTTAATCATCTTGAAGACAAAAGTTATGGAACATTTTCAATATTTGTTAATGAATTTAATGATAGTTACTTGAGATTTACTCCTAAAAATTCAATTTCTGTTGATTATGATGTAAAATATAGAAAATCTGTTTTTGATGGTTCCACATCTGGAATTGGCACCCAAACAGTAGGATTTATCGATTTAACAGGTGTTGCTGTAGGTGTTGCCTCTACTACAAACGTAGCAGGTATAACAAGTTCAATTATAGGAGTTGGAACAGATAAATTTAACTCTTTATTTGTTAATACACAAGTTATTAATAATACAACAAGAGAAATGAATTTTGTTGATATATTTTTAGCACATGATGGAACCAATACATATATTTCTGATTATTATTTTGATTCTGATAAGAAGTTTACTTCTGATACTCCTATAGGGTCATTTAATGCTAATATTTCATCTGGATTATTATCACTTAATTATACTAATGATATAGAACATGATGTTAGTCTTAAATCTAAAATTGTTGGATTTGGAACAACTGGATCTGGTGAAGGCACTTATAGATTTAAATTAAATACACAGAATAACGGTCAAGAAAGAACTTCAATATATCAATCTAATTTTGAATCAACTGTTTCTGCAGCTGCAACAACTGTATTCAGTTTAGATAAAAATTTATTTAATGCTGTTAAATCATATGTTGAAGTTGGTATGGGAGTATCAAAAGCTTTACATGAAATTTTAACAATTAATGATAGAACATCTGACATTTATGTTCAACAATCTCCATTCCTTTCTGTTGCGAGCACTACAGCTTATGATTCTGCTCAGGGTATTGGTACTTTTGGTGGAGTTTATTCTGGAGATAATTTTATATTGAAATTTTACCCAGATGCAGGAATGACATCTGAAATTAAAATATCATCTTTTAATGAATGTTTTTATACTTTTGTTGACACTGTTAATACACCACCAGATACTACTTATGGAAATGTTGTAGAATCTATCAATAATGTACAATATAATGCACTTAAAGGTAAGAGAATTAATAGAACTGAATTTCCTGTAACACACGACGGTGATTTCATTTTCACAAAATCATTTAATCCTAAAGATTTTAATGATGTAATTTTAACTTCTGGTACATTTAATATTAGAAATCATTTCTTTAGCACAGGTGAAGAATTAGAATATACTCCTAAGGCTACATTTGTTGGAGTTGGATCAACTGCAATGACTGATAGTACAGGTACACCTTTACCTTCATCAGTTTTTGCTATTAAAGTTACTGATGATAGTTTCCAAATTGCTACAACTAGAGCATTGGCAGAATCAGGAACTAATGTATCATTTGGATCATCTGGAGAAGGAAATGCTCATGAATTGACAATGGCAAAAAGAAATGAAAAATCTTTAATATCTATTGATAATATTGCTCAATATCCATTAATTTATACTCCAATATCACATACTTTATCTGGAAATGGTGGTCAAATTGGTACTGCATCAACATACTTTGCTCTTAGTGGTATTAGCACAATAGGTCCAGAAGATATTTTAAGAATTAATGATGAATATGTAAAAGTTAGAAATGTTGGATTTGGAACAACTGCGATTGGACCAATAACTGGAGTCGGAGCATCCACTATAGTTAATGTTGATAGAGGTGTAGTTGGTTCTTCTGCAACATCACATATAGATGGATCGACTGTAAGACTCTTTAAAGGTTCTTATAATATTACAGGTAAGAATATTAATTTTATCTCACCACCTACAGGAACCCCAACAATTCAAAAAAATAATAGTAATTTAGAGTTTCCAAAGTCTGATTTCAATGGAAGAGTATTCTTAAGACAAAATTATGATACAAACCAAATATATGATGATATTTCAGATCAATTTACGGGTATTGGTAGAACATTTACTTTGACAGTAGGTGGTGCAAATACCTCTGGAATAGGAACTACAGGTGGAAATGGTATTTTATTCATTAATAGTATATTCCAAACTCCATCTACAGAAAATAATCCAACAAATAATTTTGAAATATTAGATCCAGAAGAAAATATAGCAGGTGTATCAACTGTCATCTTTAGTGGTATTACTACTAATGATGGTAGTGCAGGTGGTGGTGGAGTTTATGTTTCCGAATCGGATGTAAATATAAATCAATTACCAAGAGGAGGTGTTATTGTTTCACTTGGGGCTACTGGTGGAATTGGATATGCACCTCTCTTAGGAGCACAAATAAGACCTATAACTGGTGCTGGTGGTTCTATCACATCAGTTGTTGGATTTGCTACAACTGGTTTTGCTCTATCAATCAGTACTGCATCATATAATAATCTAACTGGATTAATGGATGTAACAACCGTAGAACAGCATGGATTAGTTATTGGTGAAACTAATGAAGTTACTATGGTTGGACTTCATTTTACATGTACTGATGCGGCTCATGCAGGGGTCACTACTACTATATTCCCAGATATTATTAATAATAGACCATTTAATATTACAGGAATTGCTTCAGTAAATACATTCACTGCTGATGTTGGTGTATGTACTATTCCACATATTTATGTTGGTCAAGGAACTGTATTCTCATGGTATGGTGATTTAACCTATGGTCAAGGATATAATGATATTATTTCTATTGGAATAGCAGTAACTGATAAAGGATATGAACATAAATTTATAGGTGCTAATAGTAATTCTATTCTTGTTGCTGGAGTTGGTGCTTTAACACCTACAGATGCATTCTATGAGTCTCACTCTGGTAGATTGATATTAACTATTAATAATCACAATCTTACCACCAGTAATGTAATTGGAATTGGTACTGATTCTTTATTATTTACATGCTCTAGAGATAATCATTCAACATCTCATTCATATCCAAGATCTGGTGTAACTCCAAGTTCTTTAATTGGAGATCCGATATTCAACAATATGGCAATACCGATTGTAGCAACTACAACTAACACTATAGAGGTTAATGTTGGTGCTGCATCAAGTGGTAGTGGAGCAACTATAACTGCACACCCTGTAGGTGTTAATACACATATATTTTTCAGTGGTACAAGTGGTGGTATTAGAAGACTTAGTGGTACACCTGGTAATCTTACAGCATTAACTGGCACTGAGTATGATCCTTCTACTGGTGTATTACTTATTAAGAGTGGAACTCATAGTCTTAGTGCTGCTACTTATAAAGATATAACTGGTGCTGATTATACTGCTACAACAGGAATAATGACAGTTACTTCAGCATCTCATGGATTTAGTAACGGTGATTATGTTAAGATTGTTGAAAACTCATTAACATTTACTTGCGATAAAGATGGTGGTGTTAGTGACCATACTTATCCAAGAAATACTGATCCAATTTATAATAAGTGGATAGCAATTGCAAATAAAACTACCAATACGTTTGAACTTCAAGTTGGTATTAGCACAGCAGGAAATTATATTCATACTTATACTGGTGGAACTGCTACAAATGCACTTATAAAAGCAAATAGTTTTATTGGAATTTCTACAGGTGCCATAACATTCACATGTGCTCAAGATAGTCATAAAACTCTTCACCCATATCCAAGAACAACTGATCCATTCCATTGGACAAATGGTAAAGTATTAGGAGTTGAAACTGTTGGATCTGCCACATCGTTTACTGTAAATGTTGGAAAATCTTCAAATGCAAGTGGTGGTGCACTGACATTTACTATCGGTGCTGGTGGTACAAATTATACCAATCCTAGAGTATTTGTTTCAGATCCAAGTTATTCAAATCTTAATATTAAGGGAATATCAAGATTGGGAGAAGGAGTTACTGATGAAACTGGAACAGGTCTTTTACTTGATATTGCTGTTAGTGCTGCCTCTACTGTTGGTCTAGGTTCTAATACTTTTGAAGTTAGTAAATATAAAATTGCTAGAAATGGGTATGCATTCAAACGTGGAGATGTAATTAGACCTGTTGGTTTAGTTACACATAGAACATTACAGAATCCAGTATCCGAATTACAATTAACTGTTGATGAAATTTTCACAGATACATTTGCTTCTTGGCAATTTGGTGAATTTGATTTTATTGATTCAATTAAAAAATATCAAGATGGTAAGAGAGTAAGGTTCCCACTCTTTTATAATAATCAACTACTCAGTTTTGAGGCCGAATCTGGTTCATATGTAGATGTTCAAACTAATTTATTCATTACTATTAATGGAGTAATTCAAAATCCAGGAGAAGCATATTTATTTGAAGGTGGTACATCATTTGTCTTTACTACAGCACCAAAAGAAGACGATAATATTGCAGTATTCTTTTATAGAGGTACAAGAAATCTTGATGATAGTCTAGTTACTGGTATAAAGAAAACTCTACAAAAAGGTGATATTGTAAGACTTTATAGCAAAGGTGTTGAAAGTAAAACACAGGATAGTAGAACAATTTATGATTTAAATTATTCTGATAAATTTGAGACTGATGTATATTCTGGTAAAGGGGTAGATGATGTTAATTTCAAACCTCTTAGTTGGACTAAACAAAAAGTTGAAAGTGTTATTAATGGTGAAGTAGCATATAAATCAAGAGATTCTATAGAATCTCAAATCTATCCAGTAGCAAAAATAATTAGTAATGTAGGAACTTCACAAACTTCTATATTTGTTGATTCTGTAGAATTATTTGAATATGATAATGCAGTTAATTATGAAGCATTTATTATTTCTAAGAATTCATATCCAGTTGCTGCTGCTATAACTGCTACTGTATCTGCTGCTGGAACTATATCTGGGTTACATATTACTAATGGTGGAAGTAATTATAATACAGCACCTACAATTAAAATTTCTGCACCACCTAATATTAAGGCATGGGATGATTTAAATAAAGTATATGTGGGTGTTGGATCAACTGCAACCGCAACATTAGGTATATCTGGAGTTGGAACTGTAAATTCATTTGCAATTACTAATTCTGGAGCAGGATATACGATTGCACCACAAATTGTAGTTTCAGTTCCTGATCCAACCTTCGAATATATGGCTGATGTCAACACTTATAGTGAAGGTTTCTCTGGAATTGTAACTGGTATAACTACAACTACTGTTGGTGTTTCTACTTTAGGATTTAAATTCTTTGTAAGTAAGTCTACTGCTGGATGGACAGGAATGGAAGCTGGAAATCCACTTTATATATTTGATACTAATTTGGGATATGGTGCAACATCAATTGATAGAACAGGAAGTGATTCTGCTGTAGTGGGTATAGGAACTACATTCTTAGATAATATATACATCATTGATGGTTTTTCTTTTTCTGGATCAACAGGTATTGTTACTACTCTTGTTGCAAGTAATCCAGTCGGAATTGCAACTTCAATGGGTACAAAGACGATTGGTAAGTTCTCTTGGGGTAAATTATCAGGAACTAGGTCGAGTTCTCCAGTGTCAATAGCAGTAACTGGTAATGTTGTAGATGTTGGAATAACAACCTTCCCAGTAATACAGAGAAGAGGTATTGGATTGAGGAATACTGGTGCTCTTCCAAAACTATTATAAATATCTAAAAAACTATTTAAGATGCCAGCCATAGTAACAGATCAATTTAGAATATTGAATGCAGGTAATTTTGTAGATTCCGTATTAGATACTAATAATTCATATTATGTATTTTTAGGACTACCTAATCCAGCAACTCCATCTTCAGGTTTTGGAAGAACTGATTCGGAAAGTTCTTGGAATACAAATACTTTAAATCCAGTTGATAATTTACAGTATAGTGGACAATTTAGGGATGCTGCTTTATTTGGTAAGAAAGTAACTAGTGCTAATGTTAGAAGACTTATAAGAAGAGTTAATTGGTCTAGTAATACACGTTATGATATGTATAGACATGATTATAGTAATGCAAATCCAGCACCAAATTCTAATTTAAGTAGATTATATGATTCAAATTATTATGTAATTAATAGTGATTTTAGGGTTTATGTTTGTATAGATAATGGTTCCTCTGGAGAAAATCTTAAAGGTAATCCGTCTAGAGATGAACCTACTTTTACTGATTTAGAACCAACAGCTGCTGGAACAAGTGGTGATGGATATGTTTGGAAATATTTATTTTCAGTTGCTCCAAGTGATATTATAAAATTTGATTCTACAGAGTATGTTGTTGTTCCTAATGAATGGGAGACTTCAACAGATAATCAAATTCAAAATATTAGAGAAGCGGGTAATTCTGATGTTAATTTAAATCAAATTAAAAAAATATATATTGCTGATGGTGGTACTAATTACAGTAATGGAGTTGTTGATATACTAGGAGATGGAACTGGAGGTAAAGTATCAATAACTGTATCTCCTGGATCAGGAACAATAACTAGTGCTGTAGTTGTATCTGGTGGAAGTGGATATACTTTTGGAGTAGTTGATTTAGGAAACTTACAACCAGATGGTTCTATTCCAAATCCAGCAAAATTAATACCTATTATTCCACCTTCTAAAGGACATGGATATAATATTTACACTGAATTAGGTACGGATAAAGTATTAGTTTATGCAAGATTTGATGATTCAAGTAAAGATTTTCCAATTGATACTAAATTCTGTCAGGTAGGAATTATAAAAAATCCAAGTCAATATACTTCAAATAATATTTTTACTGGAAATGATTATTCTTCTTTATTTTCTGCAAAAATATCTTCAACTAGTACAAATCCTACTGTTGGTACTAAAATAGAACAAAATAATTCTAATGGAACTGCTAAAGGTTATGTCGCATCATATGACGACGAAACTAAAGTTTTAAAATATTTTCAAGATAGATCATTATATTTTGGAAATACAAAAGATCAATTGGATAGGGCTGATGTTAGTTCAGTTTCTAAAGTAATATCATTTGCAAGTCCTGCAGATGATGGAAGTGCTGGTGAGATTAGTCCATTTACTAGTTCTATAGATAGTGGATTTAGTGGAATTAAAACCACAGTCAACTCTAAAGATATAAATTTAGGAGTTGTCT